AACGTCAAAGCTAACGACAACGTAGTAGTCAAACTCACCGGCAACCAAACCATAGCAGGGGTTAAAACGTTTAGTTCAAGCCCTATTGTACCCACTCCTACAGCGAACACACAGGCGGTGAATAAGGCATATGTGGACACAAAAGCTAAGGAGTTGCAGCCAATCCAGCGCCCCACCAAATCAAGCCCCACAAGCATAATCGTTGATGGTACGGAGCTAACCATAGCTTCGCCTGTAGCTGGTACTGATTACTACTTCTCTAAGACTGCCATCACCACGGAGCCTGATGCCGACACCATCGGTGGTTTTCACTACGGCTTAGTACCACACGCAGAATCACCTACAGGCAACAAAACAGAAGCGGACATGGTGCTGCTTCGAGGCATCAACGCCCACTCTATTTGGACAAAGTGGTTTCGACCTACATGCGACCCGCGGGGGATGTTTTTCGCGGGTGGCAAATGGTATGACATCTACCTGATGGATGAGGACTATGCACTTCGTGGGTATCCAAAAGCAGGAGTTCGCATCGCAGGTGGTGCGGCAGATGGAAGCGGTCGCAGGATTCCTAAAATCCCTCTAGCGTATGGTGGCGATGGTACTGTTACTTATGGCAAGTTCACGTGGTTTCAAGCGGCAGAAGTTGGGGCGGCAGCTGGGAAGAGGCTTTTAAGTTACGAAGAGTTTGTAGGTGTAGCATACGGAGTGGATGAGGGAAAATCATCTAGCACAAATGGCTATGAAACAACCGCAGGAATGATTGAGCACTATCCAAACCTCCTGAGCAAATTTGGCATGGAGCAAGCAACAGGTGTGCAGTACATCTGGGGTGCTGATGTTGGAGGCAACAGGGATGAGGGGTCTACTACATGGGCGTGGAGAGATGGGCTTACGGATGGGAGAGGACAAATATACTCAGCCCATGTAAATCATATTACTGCGGTGATACTTGGCGGCGCCCGCACGGGCGGCGCGGTTTCCGGTTCTCGGTGCTCGCTTTGGAGCTACTCGGTCTCGTACTCGAATTGGTTCTTTGGCGCCCGCTTCGCCTGTGACCACTTGGAACTTGCGTAGCGAACGAAAGTGAGCGGTAACGTGGACGCGGCAAAAAAGTTGGTATTGGTAGAAAAATACGATGTGTTTTTAAACTACTTTTACCCCATCGTGCAAAACATCCCACGCAAGCACGGGGTACTCAAAGAGCGCATGACAAGGCTCATGTTTGAAGAAGTAGAGCTTTTATACAAAGCGGTCAAGTCCGATTCAAAGACGAAAGTTTACGAAGCGGACGCAGCCCTCGCGGTGCTACGGCATCATCTGCGGTTTATGGCAGATACCACGCGAAGGCTTATCTCCCAAAAGCAACACCAAGTGGCAAGTGTCCATTTGGCGGAGGTGGGAAAGATGATTGGTCAAATCATCAAGGGCAAGTGAGACAACGGTGATACTTGGCGGCAACCGCACGAACGGCGCGAATTCCGGTTCTCGGTGCTCGAATTGGAACAACTCGGTCTCGAACTCGAATTGGAACATTGGCGCCCGCTTCGCCTGTGACGACAGTCATAGCTCTCACATGTGGCACGCTACATGTGGAGCGACCATAGTTTGTGGTCAGCTCATTTGTCCTGCGCAAGCAAATACATTACGGGGTCTGTAAAAGTGCGAGTAGCTACGGCGAAACCACAAGACAGCAAACAAGGAAAAAGATGGGTAAGAGATACAAGCACTTGCTAGAGCCAATCGCGGATATGGATAACCTGCGCAGCGCCTACTTAAAAACGGTGCGCGGGGGAAATCGGTACACGACGGGGCACTTGCGATTCAAGGAAAACCTTGAAGCAAACCTCGTGCTCATCCAAAAGCAACTGCTTGATGGCTCATACAAGCGCGGCAAGCTTACGAAGTTTGAAGTGTTTGAGCCAAAGAAGAGGGAAATCACCTCTTTACAATTTCGCGACCGCGTGGTGCAGCACGCTATCCACAACATCGTAGGGCCGCTTTTTGAGCGGATGTTTTACTCCTGCACCTATGCGTGCAGAGAGGGTAAAGGCACACACAAAGGGGTCAAGGAAGTACAGGCGACGATACGGCGCATGGAGAAACAGGGCGAGGTCTTTTACCTCAAAATGGACTTTTCTAAATACTTCAAAAGTGTGGTGCGTGAGATTTTGTTTCGAGAGTATGGCAAAAAGATTTCAGACCAGCGCGTCTTGGAACTCATGCGAGGCTTTGAAGATGAAGAGGTAGACGGTATCTCTATCGGGTTTTTGCTCTCACAGTTGGGGGCGAATCTGTACGGGCATATCTTTGACCGCTTTATCAAGACACGTTTACATGTAAAGCATTACTTTCGCTACATGGACGACACGGTGGTGCTCTCCCATGACAAAGAGTACCTGCGCAAGTTGCAACGCAAGCTAAGACTGTTTGCGCATTTGTATATGAAAATGCGGTTTAGTAAATGGCATATTGACAAAATATCGGCGCGGCCTTTGAACTTTTTGGGCTACCGCATCACGGGTGGGTACAAGCTCATCCGCAAAGACAGTGTGACAAGGGCAAAACGAAAGCTCAAACGATTTGTGAGACTAGAACTACTGGAACCGATGCTTAAATTCCTCGCCGCGTGGATAGGCCACGTGCGCTGGGCAGATAGTTTTAATCTCTTAAATCATCTTAGAAAGGAATACAAACGATGGAAAACACAGTACCACTTATCGATTGCATCGTAGAGATTACTGGGGAAGCGATTGCAATGCGCGGGGAAGAGTATGTGTACTTGCATAGCAAAGAAACCGTAGAGCCAAGCATCCTTGCTGAGGCAAAGGCGCTCAAAGTGGAAAAGGAAAAACCAGTGGTGCCTGCGTCCATCACGCCGCGACAGGCGCGTTTGTACCTGCACCAAAACGGACTGCTTGACCAAATTGAAACCATGATAGCGCAAGACAAAGCCTATGAAATCGAGTGGGAGTATGCGACTGCCATTGAGCGAAACAACCCTTTGACCCAAGCGATGATAACAGAGCTGGGGCTGAGTGCTGCGGAGACGGATGCGATGTTTGTAGAGGCTAGCGGGTTATGATTGGCTACTTCGTTCGCATTGCTACTCTCCTGAGCCAAGCTCTTAACACGGTTGTGTTGTTTGGCAACCCAGACGAGACAGTATGCGCTAGGTGCTATCGCCTCCGCAACCGTAAGGGTTGGGGTGTGGCCTACAAGGTGTTCAACGGGATTTTCTTTTGGCAGGACAACCACTGCTACGAGAGTTTCTTGGATGATGTTAAAAACGCAGAAGAGGTACAAAAGTGGAAAAACAATCAGTCCTTCTAAACACAGCACTTGTGCCGATGGCTACGTTTATCGCGTGGCTTGGGCTAGACGGGGAAAAAATCGCCATCCTTGCAGCCTTGATGGCGATTGACTTGCTCGCTGGCATGGCCAAGGCCGTCAAAATGGGCGATGATGTCACCTCGCGACGCTTAACCGCGGGTGTTCTTGCAAAAGTGGTTGTGCTCACTGTGCCATTTGTCATCGCTCTAGCTGCGCGTGGCGTAGAGCTTGACATCCACTGGCTTGTAGCATGGGCCCTTAGCGCACTGATTGTCTCGGAGGCGTATAGCATCGTGGGGAACATCCACACCATCAAAACAGGCGTTCAGGTGCGCGAGATAGACGCGCTTTCGCACATCGTCAAGACGGTCGGACGTGTGCTTGAAAACCTTTTAAAGGTGGAAAAATGATACCAAGTGTTTCAATGCTGAAAATCGGCGGTGCGGTCGCTTTGGTGGTGGTTCTTGGCGGGACGTTTTGGTGGCAAGACCGCACAATCAAAAACGCCAAGGAGGAAATCGCGCATCTTGAAAGCAACCTTGCCCTTGTGGGCGAGTACTATGCGCGCGCGGTGGATGAGGCAAATGCAAATGCGGATGCGCTCTTGGCATTCAAGGCGCGTGCCGAGGAGGACATTCGAGCCCAAGAGGCGCGCCACGCAAGAGAGCTTTCCCGAACAAAATCTCTCACAAAAATTTCCACAAGGATAGAAAATGTGCAAAAAGAAGATGACGGGGCTGTTGCTCCTGTGTTGCGCGATGCTCTTAGCGGGCTGCGCGAACTCCAAGCCGCCTCCACCCAAAATAGTCGTGCAGACCAAAGTGGTCAAGCAGGAGATACCGCGCGGGCTCCTTGAGTGCCCATCCTTGCCACCAATCCCCGAAGCAGAGCTGCAAAGCGAGGTGGCGGATTATGCGGTGCTTTTGTGGGAAGTGGCGTTTACATGTAAAGAAAAATTAGAGGAAATCAGGGGGCGCGTCAATGAAAAAGATAGTCATACATTGCAGTGATAGCCCACATGGGCGTGGAGATGATGCGCAAACTATCCATAGGTGGCACAAACAGCGCGGGTGGGATGGCATCGGCTACCATTTTGTCATTTTAGAAAATGGGGAAATTCAAAACGGACGACCACTCTACTGGCAAGGGGCGCATGTCAATGGCCACAACAAAGATACGATTGGGATTTGTCTTATAGGGAGAGATGCGTTTACACAGGAGCAGTTTTCTTCACTTGACAATCTCGCCAAGGGGCTTATGAGAATGTACGGACTGGAAGAGAAGGACGTGGTTGGACATGGGGAGCTTGACAGGGGAAAGACATGCCCGAATTTTAATGTTAGAGAATTTGCAAGGGGGTTGGATGATTAGATGGTGGTGGTTTAGCCCTCCATGAGGGCTAGGGGTGGTAGGTGATGGTCTCATATCTATCTCGTTTTGATGTTTGATCTATTCGAGAGGTGCTTAATATTAGTCCGTGTTTGAGTTATGACCAGTTGTATGACAATGTGTTGTATTACATGCTAGATGCACAAAATGACTTATGGCAAGTAGTGGAAAGGAAGATTAAATGAGTTTTTACCTTGGAACTGATACTTCTAATAAGAAGGTGATGCATATAACCAAAGGGGTAAATACTATACCTCAACTTAAAAGCGGAGTTTTAAGTAACACTATATTTCATAGTAGTTTACCTTATCTTGATATAAAAGAACTCCCAGTTTCAAGAGCCGCATCTTCAGGTTATACCCATGCCATTTTATCTTCGACTGATGCTAACTGGTTGGGGGCTAATAATATAGCTTATTGCTTTGTTGTAGATAATAATGTATAT